TAGGGCCAAAGACAAAACTGCATTGTATGGGTTAGATGTTCCTGTTGGAACGTGGATGGGATCAGTCAAGGTAAACAATGATGATGTTTGGAATGAGTATGTTAAATCAAATAAAGTTAAAGGTTTTTCTATTGAGGGGTATTTTGCGGATAAAATGGAAGCACCTAAAGAAAAGGTAGAAGAACAATTAAGTGAAGAATTATTAAGTAAAATTAAATCTATATTAAATAAATAAGTATGAAAAGTAACATTGATAAAGTTTATAGCAAACTACCAAAAACAGAATTAGCAACAGAGAAAGTAGAATTAGCAATGGATTTTAATGCTATTCTAAAAGAATTACAAGCGGATATAAAAAAATCTAATAAACAAGAAGTAAGTTTATCTAAATTGGCTAAATCTTTTATTGATGCAAAAAGTCCAGATAGAAGTGGATTAGCTGCAAATCGAGAAAAAAAGGTAAATGCTTTCTTTAAAGATTTTTCTAAAAAAGCAAATGAATTAGGAATTGATGTAAAAACAACACAATTTTTTAAAGAATATCAACTTGCACAAGATTTGGTAGACCAGTTAAAAGATACAGCAATGGAAGTAAAATCTATTATTAAATCAATAAAGTAATAAATGCAAAGAAACAACAAAAATAAAACCTTTATACCTAGTAGGACATCACCTACTGGGGGTAATCGTGCTTGTTTATGTTGGGATACCAATAAGTATTCTATCTCTTGTTGTGATGGTTCTATGCAAGCACAAGGTATTGGTGTAATAACAAGAACAGATTGAAAATGCAAAAATTAACCATTAAATAGTTATACAAATAGTATGAAAGCAAACCAAATGTTAAACGAAATAAAAACACTTCTTAATATAGAAGTCAAACTTATGGAAATGAAGTTAGAAAACGGCACTATTGTAAGTGCTGAAGCCTTTGAAAAAGGTAACGAAATATTCATTGTAACTGACGATGAAAAAGTAGCAATGCCAGTAGGGGAGTATATCCTTGAAGATGGTAAATTGTTAATTGTAGAAGCAGAAGGTATGATTTCAGATGTACGTGAAGTATCTGATGAAGTACCAGCCAAAGAAGAAGAAGTTGAAGAAACTGAAGATCTTGAAGAAGAAAAAAAAGAAATGGCAGATGTTGCAGATTGGGAAGGAATGGAGAAAAGAATACAGAACCTAGAAGATGCTATTGCAAGTCTTAAAGATGACAAAGTAGAAGCTGAAGAAGAGGTTGAAATGGGAGTTGAAAATGGCGGTTTAAAATCTCGCACTGTAAAAGAAGAATTTGTTGAAGAAGTAAAAGAAGAACTTTCAGCAGTAAAACCAATCAAACACAATCCAGAAGCAAAAGCACCACAAAAAACACAAGTGCAATTTGGTAAAGGACAATTTAACACAACACTAGATAGAGTATTAAGTAAATTAAACAAATAAAAATGAATAAAAGAAACGTAAATTTAGCAACAACCACTAACATCACTACATCATATGCTGGTGAGTTTGCTGGTGAGTATATCGCAGCGGCATTATTGTCTGCATCAACTATTGATGATGGCGGTTTAACAGTAAAGGCAAACATCGCTTTTAAAGAAGTGATCAAGAAACTTGCAACAAATGCTATTGTAGCATCTGCATCTTGTGATTTTACACCAACATCTACAATTACACTTACTGAAAGAACAATTGAACCAGTTGAACTTCAAGTAAACCTTCAACTTTGTAAGTATGATTTTGTAAATGACTGGGAAGCTCAGTCTATGGGTTATGGTCTTGGCCAAACATTACCACCAAAGTTTTCTGACTTTCTTATTGCACACGTAGCGAGCGAAGTAGCACAGAACACAGAATTTTGTATTTGGCAAGGTGACACAGCAGCTGGAACTAACAACTCTTTTGATGGGTTTGAAAAACTAATTGCAGCTTCAGCAACAGCGGGAGATATTCCAGCTGGACAACAAGTAGCAGCAGTAGGTGGTGGGTTATTATCTACAAACATCATTGACGAACTTTCTAAAGTAGTTGATGCAATACCAGCAGCACTATATGGTAAAGAAGATTTGTTTATCTATATGGGAACACAAGCAGCTAAATTATACGTTCAAGCACTTGGCGGATTTGGAGCAAATGGTTTAGGGGCAAATGGTGTTGCTAATATGGGAACACAATGGTGGAATAACGGAAGCCTAACGGTGAACGGTGTAAAAATCTTTGTATGTCCAGGAATGTCAGCTAACAAAATGTATGCTGCACAAAGATCTAATCTTTACTTCGGTACTGGGTTGTTAAACTCAACTCAAGAGGTTAAGGTTCTAGATATGAGTGATTTAGATGCTAGTAACAACGTGAGAATGGTAATGAGGTTTACTTCAGCTGTTCAGTTTGGTATCGCATCTGATTTAGTAGAATACGCATAATTAATTAATTAATCAATTGAAAGGGGTGGGTAGGTAATCTGCTCACCCTTTTTTTTTAAAACATAAAAAACATATGTCTTGTCTTTTAACAACGGGTCGTAAACTACCTTGTAAATCTGCCTTTGGCGGTATCAAAAAAGTTTTCTTTGCTGACTTTGGTGCTATTGGTGATATTACAGTAAGTGCAACAGGTGAAGCAACATTTACTGGAACTCCAACTTGGTTTGAGTATGATGTAAAGGGTAATTCTAGTTTAGAAACTACTGTGACGTCATCTAGAGAAAATGGAACAACATTTTATACTCAAACTTTAAACCTTACATTAACATATCTTGATGCTGAAACACAACAAGAATTACAAAAACTTGCAGTAGCTAGACCATATATTGTAGTTGAAGACTACTACGGTAATAGCTTCTTGTGTGGTGCTGAAAATGGTGCTGAATGTACTGGTGGTACAGTAGTAACTGGTGCAGCGGCTGGTGATTTAAGTGGGTTTACACTTACCTTTGAGGGTATGGAAGAAACTGCACCTTATTTCTTAGCAGCAGCAGTAACTGGAGATGCTGAACAGATTGATCCAACTGCATAATTTATTATTTAGTTAAAAATGAAAGCATCCTTAATCGGGTGCTTTTTTTTGTTTTACAAATATGTAATTTTTATACGTTATACTTTTGATGATAATATTAAGACCAGATAACAGTACACAAACATTTAATGTTATACCTAGACAATATCTTGGTTCTTTTACTATGGAAGTAAGAGATGATAGCACAAATGTTATTGTTGATTATGATTTAACAAATGGAAGCATAGAGGGTAATTATCTTAATTTTACCAATGTATTTTTACCTTTATTAGTTGAGGGGCATTTTTACGATTTAACACTATATACAGATAACACAAAAACATCTGTAATATATAAAGATAGAATATTTTGTACTGCACAAGATATTGACCAAACAACAAATGACCATTATAAAATAAATGAGGGGCAATACACCCAGTATGATGGCAACAATAATGACTATATTGTAATATGAGAAAAAGAAACGAAAAAGGACAATTTAGCAAAACAAAGGTTTCAGAATTTGGGTTTGTTAATTTAAGCACCTATACATCACCAGAGGTTAAGGAAGTGAACGGTGCAGATTGGATTGAATATGGTGCAGATAATAACTATTTTCAGTTTCTAATCGATAGGTACAATGGTTCGCCTACTAACAATGCAGCTATTAATGGAATTTCACAAGCTATTTACGGAAAAGGTTTAAATGCAACAGATAGCAACAGAAAACCTAATGAGTATGCACAGATGGTTTCTTTGTTTAGAAAAGATGTAGTTAGAAGATGCTGCTATGATCTTAAATTAATGGGACAAGCTGCTATTCAAGTTATATACTCAAAGGATAGAAGCAAGATTGTTCAACTAGAACATATGCCTATTGAAACATTAAGGGCAGAAAAGTGTGATGAAGATGGTAATGTACCAGCATATTATTATTATAATGATTGGGCAAATATTAAAAAAACAGATGAACCTTTAAGAATACCAGCTTTTGGTATGTCTAAAGAAAGCATAGAGATATATTACATAAAACCCTATAAATCAGGCTTTTACTACTATTCCCCTGTCGATTATCAAGGTGGTTTGCAATACTGTGAGCTCGAAGAAGAGGTATCTAACTACCACATCAATAATATACGTTCAGGGTTGAGCCCATCGATGCTCATTAATTTTAATAATGGCACTCCAAACCAACAGGAAAGACAATTAATAGAAACCAAGATAGCACAAAAATTTTCTGGTAGCTCTAATGCTGGGCGGTTCATTTTGGCTTTTAATGACAATAAAGAAAGTCAAGCAGAAATAACACCAGTACAATTAAGTGATGCTCACAATCAGTATCAATTTTTAAGCGAAGAAAGCACATCTAAAATAATGGTTGCACACCGTATTGTATCACCTATGTTATTGGGTATAAAAGATGGTAGTGGTTTAGGTAACAATGCCGATGAAATTAAAACTGCATCTTTATTAATGGATAACACCGTTATAAGACCATTTCAAGAACTTTTAATAGATAGCTTTGACCAAATACTAGCTTACAATGAAATAAGCTTAAACCTATACTTTACAACCTTACAACCACTAGAGTTTACAGAAGTAGACCAAACTTTACAAGATAGTGAAACTATTGAAGAAGAAACTGGTGTTGAAATGTCTGTTAATCTAAAAAAGATTGATGGTAAAGATGTTTACAAAACTAAAGAAGAAGCAGAAGCAAAAGCCAAAGAACAAGGTTGTGAGGGTTACCACGAACACAAAGAAGATGGTGTTGTTTATTATATGCCTTGTAAGTCACACGGTGAAGTTGATTTAGAAGAATTTGGTGAAGATGAAGATTTAAGCCAATGGACATTAATTGATGAACGCAAAGTTGATTATGATAATGAAGATGCACTAGATTATCAAATTGATGAACTAAACAAAAAGAACAAAAGCACATTATCTAAAATATGGGAATTTGTATCTACTGGTACATCAAGACCAAACGCAAAATCAAAACAAGATAAAGCAGTAAAAGATGTTGCCTTTAAAGTACGTTATCAATACGCACCTTTAAAAGATACATTTGACAAGGAGGGTAAAAATGTAACAAGAAGTTTTTGTGAGAAAATGGTAAAATCTAAAAAGATATACCGCAAAGAAGATATTATACAAATGGGTACAAGGGCAGTCAATCCAGGTTGGGGACCAAGAGGTGCAGATACTTATTCTATATGGCTTTACAAAGGTGGTGGTGCTTGTCATCATTTTTGGATGCGTAAAACTTATATGTTTACACTAGATAGTAAACGTATTGATGTTAAAAGTCCAAAAGCACCATTAATAAGTGTAAATGAAGCTAAACGAAAAGGTTTTAAGCCAGCGGTTAACGATAAACTTGTAGCTAAAAGACCAATTGATATGCCTAATGAGGGTTTTTTACCAACTAATAAAAGAAGATAGATGGCTACAGTATTATTTATAAATAGAACAGATTTAGTTAGAAACTCAATTTTAGATGGGTCAATTAATACGGACAAATTTATTTTTTTCATCAAAATCGCACAAGAAATTGATGTACAACAAATCATAGGTACAAATATGTACGATGGTTTAACTGCTGCTATTGTAGCTGGAATTGATTTACCAGATAATGCAAGATGGAAAACTATTTTAGATGATTATATTGTGAGTATGTTAATCTGGTATGCACAATCTAACTACATACCTTTTGCAGCTTACCAAATTAAGAATGGTGGTGTATTTAAACACACATCAGAAAATGCACAAACGGTAGATAAAAATGAAGTAGATTTTTTAGTTGAGAAAGCAAGAACAAATGCTGAATGGTATTCAAGAAGATTTATAGATTTTATGAGTTTTAACCAGACTACATATCCAGAATATACTAATAACGTAAATGATGATTTATACCCTAGTTATTCAGCTACGTTTAATGGATGGGTTTTGAGTTTATCATCTTTGTTTCTAATATTAGTTTAATTTAAAAAAAAGCGTTATGCAAAATGAAATTTGGAAAGTAATTAATAATTACAATGGCTATTATGAGGTAAGTAACTTTGGTAGGGTAAAAAGTATTACACGTAAAATAGAAAGAACAGACCCTAATAATAGTAACAAAAAAATGTTATTTACATATAAAGGAAAATTAATTCCTTTTTGGATTACTAAAAAAGGGTATTGTAGATGTACGCTAAATATAAATGGAAATAAAAAAAATCATTTAGTACACCAATTAGTAGCAAAAGCATTTTTAGTAAACGAAAATAATAAGCCACAAGTAAACCATATGAATTGTATAAAAACAGATAATACAGTTGAAAATTTAGAGTGGGTAACTAATACTGAAAATCATTTACACGCAAAAGAAAACGGTTTATTATATTACCAAAAGTTATGATTTACAAACCAAAAGCAAAGAACATAGAGAAACTTAAAATATTTCTAAAGAAGAAAAAAAATAAAAAGTAATGGCAAACGAAATATATTCAAGAAGTTGGTGGGGCAGAGGTGTATGTGATAATACAGTTGGCTGGGGTATTATTTACAAAGCCTATGCAAATTGTAGTGCAGTACCAGCATTATTAGAATTACTTGAAGCAAGGGCAACGTATTATGAAAATGCAACTTGTACCACAGAAATATTAGATGAACTAGAAATTATAGGATAATGAACTTATTAGATAAAGCGAGTATTATACTTACACCAAGTGCGTATAACAATGGTGAAGCATTATGTGTAAAGCCAAGTGATGGAAGTGGTGATTTTGATTTTTCTCGTGCTACTGAAGCAACAAGAGTAAACTCACTAGGTTTAGTTGAAGTAGTTGCAGATAACCTACCGAGAATAAACTACGAGGGTTTCAGTTATGATGGTAGCGGTAATATAATTCCAGATAGTGGATGCGGAAGTTGGTTGTTTGAACCGCAGAGTACAAACCTAATACCTTATAGCGAGGATTTTAGTAATTCAGCTTGGTCTAAAATTGGCGCTAGTGTTGTAGGTGGGTTTGACTCTCCTGATGGTGGTGCAAATGCTTTTAAGTTGGTTGAGGGCACTAATACGGGTGTTCATTTTCTATTTGACTCAGCAAGTGTATTAAACGGAAGTACTAACTACAATTCTATATATGTAAAACCTAACGGGGTAAATTGGGTAAAACTTTACGATGGTGCAAAAAATGAGGGCATTTATTTTGATTTACAAAACAAAGTTATAGGTACTAAATCTGCAGGTGTATTAGACTATTCCATAGTAGAGTTGTCAGATGGTTGGCTAAGGATTGGGTTTTCGTCAGTAGCTACATCTACGTCAGTAATATTTAGAGTGTATTTAGCTCCTGCAAACAATACGCTATCCTATACAGGAGACGGCACAAGTGGTGTTTACATATTCGGCGCACAAGTAGAACAACAATCCTACGCAACATCTTACATTCCCACAGATGGAACCCAAAAAACAAGAAACCAAGACGTATGTACCAATGGAGGGAGTGTTTCAACAATAAATAGTACATCGGGTGTTTTATATGCAGAAATAGCAGCTTTGGCAGATGATGGAACTAATAGAATTATATGTATATCAGACGGAACTAATGGTAATAGAGTGCAAATATACTACTCAACGACTACTAATTCGCTTATAGGCTTAGTGGCTTCAGGAGGGTCAACAGTGGCTTCCCTAAACACGACTCTGTCAAATACTACAGATATAACAAAGGTAGCTGTGAAATACAGATTAAATGATTTTGCACTATGGGTTAATGGAGTAGAAGTTGCAGTTGATATAAGTGGTAATCCTCCGATAGGTTTGGATAGGCTAGACTTCAGGCTCGGTGTTGGTATACTTCCTTTCTACGGAAGGACAAAAACAATAGCTGTGTTTTCAGAAGTCTTAACAGACGAGGAATTAACTTTACTTACAACGATATGATGCAAATATATAAAACGAATTTTCCAACAGAACAACAAGGGAAAGACTACCTATTAAATCTAGGGGTAATTATAGAAGTAGAAAACGAAATAGTCTTTGCTAAAAATACCGCTGCGGTTGTATATATCGGTAAGGTGGTAAAGATACCAGCTACATACGATGATGAGGGTAATATAATCACACCAGCAATTTTCTATGACGGCTATGCCATCGATGTAATGAGTAGCGAGTTATTAGACTTTGGTACATATGAGGTATATCCAGCAGACAAAGCAGCACATAGCTTTTATGGATGGGCTAGAGATGCAGAAGTACCTAAAACACAAGAATAATGTACAAAATAATCGCGGATTATATGACGCTTGGACTTTGGGGTATGAGCATGGCTAACACAATTACAAGTTTTGATATTGCGAGCGCCTCTAGTATTGCGCAATTAGTACTATCTATTTTAGGTATTGTATATCTAGGCGTTAAAATAGTAAATGAAACGCTAAACGGCAGAGTAGAGCGAGAGGGCAAAAGAATTGCAAACGAAATTAACAATCGAGAGCTAGATGAGGAACTTTAATATAAACGAGTTTGATAGTCCAGACGCTAAAGGATCGGGCGCAAAAATGGATAAGTGTTTTCTAGAAATGCTAGACAACGCTAGAGATGTAGCAGGGATACCTTTCGCTATAAATTCGGGATACCGAACGCTTGAGCATAACGCAAAGGTCGGGGGGGTAAATTCTAGCAGCCATACAAAGGGCTTAGCCGTCGATATAGCTTGTAATGAGTCTAGAGCTAGGTTTATAATAGTTTCGGCGTTAAAAGACGCAGGATTCACTCGTATAGGTATATCTAACTCTTTTATTCATGTAGATAGTGATAGCGATAAGGCTCAAAATGTAATTTGGATGTATTAATGGAAACAGGAAAGTACAAAGATAAGAACGGCACGACTAGAGTAGGCGATGCTTTGAGGTTTTTAGCTAAACAAGGCAAGGCTTTTGCGCCCGAATTACTAGAGCTTGCTGCAAATGTTACGGGAGTAAAGGCTTTGGATAAGCTAGGCAATGCTATACGAGGAGACAAGGCGCTCACTCCACAGGATAAGGACTTGCTACTAGCAGAGTTAAACAAAGATATAGCAATAGAGCAGGAAATCACAAAGCGATGGGAGGCAGACGCAAATAGCGATAACTACGCTAGTAAGAATATACGCCCTTTTACGCTCGCCTTTCTACTAATATGTATGTTTGTATTCATTATGTTAGATAGCGCGTTAGACGGCTTTAAAATAGCCTCTGAGTGGATAGGATTACTGCAAGCTTTATTGCTTACCGCTTTTGGTGGATATTTCGTTTTAAGGTCGGGCGAAAAAATAGTTAAGAAAATAAAAGAATAAATGAGAGATAAATTGGTTTATAGGCACAGGAGACTTACAGACGACAAGGTTTTCTATATAGGTATGGGAACTGAGAGAAGGAGTAAAGACAAAGACGGAAGGTCAAATCATTGGAAATCTACAGTGAATAAATATGGACGATACGTAGAGATAGTTGCGGACAGATTAACAGTAGCAGAGGCGCTAGAACTAGAGGCGTTCTTGATTGAAGAATATGGACTAAGTAATCTATGCAATCACACTACAGGGGGAGAACATTACAAACATAGTGAAAAATCTAAGTTCGAGATGCAGGTAAAAAGCCCCAACGCTAGGGAAATAATAGATAAACTAAGAAATAAATGCTACAGCAGCCTTTCTCAAGCTTGCGAAGAGCTTGGCTTTAAAAGGACTACAGTACTAAATCAACTAAGTGGCAATGCCAATCGAGCCAAGTGGAATAATCTATATTATATAGACTAAGCGGAGAAAATTACAAATAATATTAAAAAGTAAAGCTGTTGACGTTATACGGAGTTAGCATTAAAACGACACAACAACAACGTATATAATTAATTTTTAACTAATTCTTGTTTCAAATTTTCCACTTCTTTTAGTTGCTCATCCCAGCACCCAGCATAATAACTATCGGAGCAGTCAAATAATCCCATTTTTTCTTTCTTTCCGTGTAAAATTGCCTCGTACAATTCTATTAATTCTTTTACTTTATCATTCATAATTTCTGTTTTTAATCCGTTAAAATCTAATCATATACTAAACGTTAGCTACAATAAGCTAATCTCTAGCTTTACTTGTAAAAAGTATTGATAAGGATTATTATATCCTTCATATTCTGTTTCAATCATTTGAGCGTGTTCTTGTATCTCATCTACACAAATCAAAGCAGATTCTTTTGCTAATTCTTTTGTTTTGGTTTCTGCATAAGCTAATTCTATAATCTTTTTTAAGTATTTCTCTACTAATTGCTTTGCTTTTTCTTTTGGTGTCATATTTTAAATTTTAGTTTATTAATCCGCTTACAGTAGCTAACAACGTATAAAAAACATTGTTAAGAAACATCATTTTAATTATCTATTTTACTTATTTTCAATAGTTTAAGTTTGTTAAGGAACATTTAAGGCTTTTTAAGGCACAACATTTCTTATACAATGCGTTAGCCATGCCGTTGGTCGTATTTCCAATTTTCAAGAGCTTTTTTAGCATCTCGATAGGCTTTGTTTAAAGCCTTAAAACTAGGGTCATCTTTATACAGCTCGTAATCGTTATAATAAACTACTGAGCGCTCTCTAAGAGCTTGAGGCAGGTCGAAGTACTCTGCCTCTTTAACTCTCAAAAAATATTCTTTAGAGCCTTGCATTATTTCGCTAGGGTTTTAACTTGCTCAGATGTCAAAGCATAGGCATTTAAAGACTCCTTAGTGATTTTACCAGACTTTAGGGCAGATAACGCCTTTGTAAATCGTTCGTCGCTTAGAGGCTGCTTAATTGGCTTAGGTGCAAACTCTGCGGTTATCTCTTTAAGGTATCTCACATCGTCAAACTTGCCCATAAAAATATCCGCGTTAAACCCTAGCTTTGATATAGCTTTTGTAAGTGTATCCGTTTCTATTTTCTTAGCAAAGTTATCGTCTAGCATCGTCTTGGCGTTATTTATGTACAACTTGCAAGAGTTTATGATTTCAAACTCTCCCTTTGGAAAGAAAAAAGTACCTTTAAAAACTACCATGTCATACTTGACAAGAGAGTAATCTAGCTCTATATTTTTGAATCCCCAAGTTTGCCCGTATACTCCGAATTGCTCCGTTACCATCATAATTTGATACTGTGGCGCTATTGCAGTTATAGACATTCCGCCTATTTTAGCTTTTTTAGTATACTTAGGATTGGTCTTTTCAACCTTATTCCATAACTCTAAATTGTTTACTTGCATAATAATCTGGTTTTATATTTTGTTAATCTATTTTGTACTCTAATATTAAAATTTGCGTCGAGTAAGCGCTCCGATTCAGTTCCAAAGATACGATAATATGGGTTATCTTTATCTATTATATAGTCATATCTTACAGATAATATTTGTAGCATACTATTAACTCGTATTATTTTCTCCCTATCACTCATAATGGTTTGCTATTACATTAATTAGTAAATCCTCCTCTTCGTCTGTTATTTCTATATCGTCAAAATGTTGGTCGAATACTGCTAATATCTCAATATTAAAATGAGAATCGCCTAGCGTTACGTCCTCAGTCTCGAAATGAGTACCATGCGAGTAGCTTACATCTCTACTAGCGTAGATACTAAACTCCACACCATACTCGCCAAGACGTGCCTCTACAAAATCCTGCTGCAGTACCTCGTTATCGTGATCGCTTTCCCAATCTATAAACGGAGCGGCAAGCTCCTGTATACTATCTTTTAATGTTTTCATTCTTTAGTTTTAGATTTAATATTCTTTTTCTGATTGCCTTGCGTCTTTTGCAAAGTGGCAAACTGTCTGCAATTTGTTGCAGCTTTTGGATAATTTGTTTTTTTGTTCTCATAGTTTTACAATATTACAACTTTATTTAATAAAAAAAAACATTGTTAATAAAAAAATAAAAAAATGAGTAACAAAATTAGTATATTATACTACTAACACATAAAGTATAAATGTTAGAAAAATTAGTACAAAGAAATAAGGATTGGCAAAATCTAGCCTATAGGATTTGCGGAAATTACGACGAGGCTCAAGACCTAGTCCAAGAAATGTATATAAGGTTAAAAGATTACGAGGTAGTTAACGAGGCTATGGTCGCAATTACCTTAAAAAATATGTGGACCAATATACTTAAAAAGAAAAATCGAGAGCATAGTATAGAGGGATTTTACTCTTTAGCCTACGATTCGCAAACTTTTGAGGCTACAGATAAAGAGCGGAAATACCTAGACAGATTTAACAATCTTCCAATGGTTCAGCAAGAGCTTATATTAGAAAGCTACGACAAAAGCGTTAGGAATATAGGAGAGGATTTTAATATTAATTATGGTTATGTACATAAAAAAATACATGAGGGATTAAAAAAGATTTTAAAAGAGGATTACAAACAATATAAAAATAGTAATCTGAAATACTTAAAAAAACGTAAAAATGAAAGTAACTAAAAAAGACCTAAAAAATTTTAAAGGAGACAAACGAGGCAAGAAATACAAAAAAATGAAACTTGCCTATGAGAAATCTATTGAGACCAAAAACGTCGACGACGTTGGAGTAGGTACAACAATCGAGAAAGTACTTAAAGCTACGGGCATCTCTAAACTTGTAGAGGTATTTACTCCAGAGGGCGAAGATTGCGGCTGTAGTGAGCGCAAAAGACGCTTAAACAACTCGCCAACTTTTAACGCATCGCAGAAACCTAAAAGATGTATGGACAAATCTATGTTTGAGGCTTACGATAATTTTGTGCAATCTAGAGAGGTAGACAAATGGAGCGCAGAGGAGTCAAAACTTGTATTTAATACCTATGAGTGGGTTTTTGCCTTGAGATACGATACAAAGCGTATGTGCGCAAACTGTAACGGAACGGCTAACATCTTAAAAATGATTACAGCTTCTTTGGATAAAGTATACGAGAGTTATTAACAATATAACATTTTACTTTTAAAACGCCAATAATTTTATTTATTGGCGTTTTTTTGGTTTTGTAGGCGACAAACACGACATAATTTTTTAGCGTGTCGTGTGCCTTAGCCTAATGATAGCAAAGGTTTACAGAGAAACACGACATTTGGCGTGTCGTGTCGTGTATTTTGAAACTGAAAAAATAAAGAGCTAGGATTTATAAAAAAGACGACACGACACTTTTTTGTCGTGTTTTAGCAATAAAGTCAATGCCACGTTGGGCGGAGGACACGACATCGCGATTTTATTTTGTCGTGTTTGTCGTGTTTTGTCGTGTTTGTATTGTTTATAACTATAAAGATTAATTTAAAATAAAGTGTTTATATTTGTAAAAGATAGAGTTCAATTTATCTTTACAAGCAAATCGTAGGAGGTTAGCTAACACATTACAAAACTCTTATTTTCAAAGCTCCTCCTACCTTAGCTTTTTAAATAGGAGTTTTTTTATACAAGCAAATGATAAAACTAGATATAACAAAATGTAACGAATTAATTGATAGGGGTTTTTCTCTTATTACCGCCAACTCGGAGAAAGTACCCGTTGGTAGTTGGAAAGATTCACAAGAGAAAGCTACAGATGTAGAAGCTTTCAGATTAAAGTACCTAGATTCAAAAGCTAGTATCGTTGGAATAGTAACTGGGTTTAACGACTTGGAATGCCTAGACGTAGATTTAAAAGTATTCTCTACCGCTAGAGAAAAAAAGGAGTGGTGGGCGGAGTATCTTAGTTTTTTAGAGGATAACATCTTTAATTTCAAAGATAAGTTTGTAATAGCTAAGACTATAAACGACGGATTTCACATTTTATATAAGTCTAAAAGAGCGGAGGGAAACCTAAAGGTCGCTAAACTTAAAGGTCATAAGCAGCAGATACTAGAGACTAGAGGAGTAGGCGGATATATTGTAGCCTATGCAGATATACTAAACGGCAAAGAGTATACAGATATTGATTATATAAGCGACGAGGACAGAGCTATTTTATTTTCTATATCTAAAACATACGACCACAAAGAGGAGGTTATAGAGGTAATCGAGAAACCTAAAAAAGACAAGGCTATAACTACAGGTTTGAGCGCTTGGGAGGATTACAACAATAAAACAAGTATACTCGATTTAATAGGCGCAGATTTCGACGTAGTAAGAAACCTAAAGGATAAGTATATAATAAGACGCAAGGGCGCAGATTCCGCACATAGTGGATATATCTATAAAGATAACGGATTAATGTATCTCTTTACCTCTGGCACGTCTTTCGAGGCAGAGAAAGGATATAACCCCTTTATGGTTTACGCTCATTACGTCCATAACGGCGACGCGAGCCTTGCTGCTAAGGAATTATACTCTCAAGGATATGGAGAGCGTATCGCAATAGATGCGCCTTTAAAAGCTATCATAGATGATAAAGAGGTTTGTGTAAATACAGAGTTTCCCCTAGAGATATTTCCGCTTGAATTACAGCATTACATACTCGAAAGGCATCGCACATTAAAACAGTCTATTGATTATATGGGTTGTAGCTTATTATTTTTAACCTCTATTATAGTAGGTAACTCACAACAGATAAAAATAAAAAACGGCTGGAAAGAAACGCCTAGTATTTGGCTCTCTTTAGTAGGAAAGGCAGGAGTAGGAAAGACGCCGTCTATTAAAGGTATTACGTTCCCTTTAGATAAAGCAAACAGCACAGAGATAAAAAAGTATATTGTAGCGGAGGCTAAATTCGAGGAATTTAACAATATGGAGGCAAAGGATAAAGCCTTGACAGAGCCAGTTTATAAGCCAAAGAAAACGCAATTTTTAGTTAACGACGTAACTCTTGAGGCGTTGGTAGAATTACACAACGAAAACACAAACGGCATAGGAGTATTAAAAGACGAGCTAGCAGGATTCTTTAAGGATATGAATAAATACCGCGAGGGCGGAGATATGGAGCATTGGCTTTCGTCTTGGAGTGGTGGAGAGATTAACCTAAACAGAAAGACCGCAAAGAGTAGCTTTGTAGAGCGTGCTTTTTTACCAATTATGGGCGGTATACAGCCGAGTATATTAGACGGATTCCAAACAGAGGAGAACAAAAGCAACGGATTTATTGACCGTATGTTATTCAGTTATCCAGAGCTTGAGGTAGAGGACTACGTAGACGAGGAGATTACACAGGATTTACTAGATTGGTACGAAAATTTTATCATTAAATTTTACGAGTCTACAAAAAGAAATCTAAAAATAAACGAGAGTAACGTAGTCGAGGCAGTAACCGCAGAGTTTACTCCAGAGGCTAAAATAGAATACAAAAGAATACACAAGGAAATAACAGCGATGCAAAAGTCGGAGGATATAGCAGAGGC